CCTTTTCCTTTTTTGCGTTTATTTTCATGTTCTTCCTCTTCTTTATCAAAGTCATCGCCGCCGTGATTTTTCGGCACAGGAACGGTAAAGTTAAGCGTAAGAGCAAGTTGTTGTGCTACGCTTTTTTGCCCTGAAGAGGAAGATGATTTTACGGCGTTTATTTTTTTAGGCTCCCATGACACTTTCCATTTTGACACATCTTTACAATGCCCGTCAATATATTCATGATTATCACACACCAAAATCTTATAATTCTGTGACTTATAATATTTTCGTCTTTTGTACCACTGGCTCATGAAAATGTCGTGTTCGTCTATAATATCAACCACAAGCGGAGAACTATGCTTTTGCCGCAATATTCGCCCCACCGACTGGCAAACATCCGTCTTCGGCGAAGCTAAAATCAGACTCGTTAACGTCTTAATATCCAACCCCTCCGACGCCATCGCATATGTAGCTATTATCACCTTTTTCTCTTCACTTTGTTTTAGTGCTGCTTCTTTCATTCCGCCAATATAATACCCAACCGAACCACCAGCTATGTTTCGGTGTGCTATCGCATCATGCAAATACGTAATCAACGACTTGTTGTGTGCCAATATCATAAACTGTTGTTCGGGATTCATCTCCAGTTCTGATACCAAAACGCGTAGAATAAACTCGCTCCGGTGACTATAGCTACAAAGCTTAGAAATCATTGTGCTGAATTTTGGGTTACCCATATAGTCATGCTGCGTCTCGTTGAACTCCTCGTCGTCCACATTGTATACTATACCCTTCACAACCACACTGTGTTCAGACTCCGTCTTCTCTTTATGCACTACCGGTCCAATAAACATCTCAAACACTTTTGTTAATCCGTCTTTTCGCTCCATCGTACCCGATAACCCCAGCGTATATGTTGTATTTACTTTCATCATACATCTCGAAAATACCTCTGCGCCCATATGATGACAATTGCTAACTATCGGATAAATTCGCATTCCATCCGCCATTTTTAATACGAAATTGTGGTTATCTTTTACTTCGATATCAAATACGTCATATCCATCTTCTGATTTTCCGAATATTTTTTCAGCTTCCGGTGTTGATGGCGGAATGTAATTTTCAAAATATAGGAAGGCAGTTGCGGTTAATGGACCTTTCGGAGTTAACGCTTTATATAATTCAAAACTGCTAATATCGTATTGGTTGCTTGTGCTAGCATTATACATACACTCAATGTAGTCCCCGATACGTAGGTCTTTTGCACACTTGTATCCATCGGTGGTCAGTATTTTGTGTTCTGGAGTGCAAACAAATGAACCACACATTAAATATACCTTGAGAAGTTCCTTTCGCTGTCTTTTCCATGCATGCGTCATTTGTGACCACTCGAAACGCTGCGTATTTTGATTGTAGCTGAGAATTTTCGGCAATACCTCTACTAGTTTTTCTACATCTTTTTCTATTCTTACATACTTTTGCATTGTCCCGTTGGTAAGCCACAGGTCATATAACTTTCCAATTTCCATAGGTCCCTGCGATGTATGAACAAGCGTATTGCGCGGGAAGCATTCATCATAGATTGCCAACCCGAAATTGCGAAACGTATCTTTAGGGTACTCCTTCATTGATAGTGACTGCAACATTCCAATTACGATATCTTTATTTTCAATGTCTAGAATCTGTCCTTGTATTTTACCAACACGCGCGCCAGGTAGAAACTGTTCTATTCGCTCTATCCACTGATTTAGCAGAAACGACTTGTGCACAATTACAAGAGTACACTTTCCCAGACGCGACACAATATTTAGCGCCATTACCGTTTTACCTTTGCCAGGGTCTACGTCTAACAGCCCTCCACCACAGTCTCCGACGTGTTTTATATACTTATCTACGATTGCATTTTGATACGGACGCAGTTCGCCGTTAAACTGTATTGAAATATTGTTTCCAGAAGGTATAAGTATTCTGTCGGGTGGACCATATGTATCGATTCCAAAATAACGCGGAACATACAACTTAAGCGGGGATTCTAAATATACCGGGAAAGGAGTGGGTTGTATTGGTGATTTAGGAATAAACGGTTTTACTGTTAGTTCCGTCCTTATAAAATGCTGTTCTTCTACCGATAAACATTCTTTGAAAATGGAGTATCCTTTTTCACCCAAATATGTAGAATAGTTCTTGTCGCTATTGTCGTTTTTTTTTTCAGTCGAAGTAATAGTTGAAGGGGGTGAGGACGATTTTTTACTCATGCTAGTTAGTTTACTATGCTTTGTTTCTTTTAAAGATGAAGTACTTTGTTTACTTGTATTAATATTTTTATTTAGCCATTTTCAATTTTAACTTATTTCGAAATTATTTCAAAATTATTCTAAAATAATTGATAAATAAAAAATATAATATTATGATATACGGAAATGTTGAAAAAAAATGATACTGTCAATAAACTAATGAACGGTCAGTTTCTGCTACTCGTTATTTTTGTTATTTATATTATTTTTAATATACAAACACCTGAACCATTAGCAAATATTGTTGACTCGACTCTTGGGTACGTTATTATTATCGGGTTATTCGCTTTTATGGCTGTAAATCTTCATCCTTTAGTTACACTTGTCGGAATTTTCGCCATTTATCTCCTCTTTAAGCGTTCTAGTATGTCCACCGGTTCCCTCGCTATGACTAAATTCCTCCCTAGCGAAAATCTTAAAAGTCAACACTTATCTGCCTTTAACCAGTTTCCTGTTACATTAGAGGAAGAAGTTGTTCAAAGAATGGCTCCTTTGCAATCTGGTCCTGCTATGGGTCCTAAAACATTCACACCTATTTTGAATGACTTACATGATGCAGTAAGCATAAGTTAATATGGTGATGTGTAATGATGTGTAAAAGTAATCATTTTTTACTCGTTTTATTACTATTTGATTTGCATAGTAATAAAATATATAATTTGTAGATGTTGTTTATGATCTTGTAAAAGCCCTCTTTCCTACCGATAATACAACAATTCCTAATACTATTGCTAAAATAAACTGAACTGACCCTGATTCCATTAAAGAATTAATTAGTTTTATGCCATGTGCGCGAGATTCTTTACCAATATCGTCTTTTCGTTTATATAGTTCTTTCCCTTCTTCGCCGGTAGGTTGGCAGTCTATATATATTTTATCATCTGTTGCCCTACCTTGATAGTTGGGTCCATTTGAATTAATATATAATGTTTGCTTTGTTATAGCAGGATAATTTTGAAGTCTAGTTTTTCCTAACGCTGTGTTTAGTTTATCAACAGCCGTCTGACTTATTACTTGTCCGCTCTTTAACATATCAAATGCAATATTACTTTGCTTGCATGAGGCTGTATCAACTCGGAAAAAATAATAAGGCGTATTTGGTATAAAGTTATTCAAATTAAAGTTATTTATGTTAATTTGGTATCCTTCATTTAAGTTTGCCGACCTTCCTGCACTCTGTTTTGTAAATTGATTAATAATATTGTCTAAAACTATTCCTCCCGACTTTGTATTTGATGATGATGGTGCTGAACCTGCTGCTACTATAAATGGTAACGATACCATCATTTGCTCTTTGTTATCACCTTGGTGTGTTATTATAACTTCAATATCTGCTCTTACTCCTTTATATGTATTTATAGATGGCTGAAATACGTATATGTCAGAAACATTATACTTTTTTTTATTTAGAAATGCTTGTGGAACTGTTCCATCAGATTTTAGGTCATATTTTATTCTTAACATTTGTCCCATATTATATACTACGCATGAACTGTCATTGTACTCGTACTTGTAGTCGCAGTACATATTGCAGTTTTCTTGTTTTTCGGTTGTGTCTATATTTATTGGAAAATCACATGACTGTGACATTTTATATTTATGTACTGATATATTATTATTATACTAAATATATTTTATATAATCAAAATGTTTATTTTTAGTTTAATATTTAATTAAAGCATAAAATTAAAAATATAGAAATAATATATATTTACTATATAGATTATAGACAAATAACATGAATCTAAATCGTGTACAGAAAGCAATTACAAATACTCGTAGATTTTTTAGAGAAGACTCATGGTTTGCAGGATTATTTGATTCTACACGGTTTAAAGGAGATACTAGCCCACAAAGTACTACATTTCAGTCCATGGAAACTAGTGTAGTTGACACCAGTAGTATAGATACTTATGATTTAGTATTTAACCTTCAAATACCTAGTATTAGTAATACACCTTTTTTTTCATCTGCTAGAGACAAAAATAATATTGACTATTATTGTAACAATAAAATACATATACGTTTATATTTTAAAGAATCTAATCTTTTTGATAACCTTGTAGGAACGGAATGTATTATATCTCCTTATATATATGAGGGGCAAACAGATAGAGAACATGATGGAATATATTTTGCTTCAATGAATAAAATTAGAGAAGATATAAACAAAGCAACCCAGGAGGCTATTGATGATGGAGCACCTGTTAAATATGATGCAAGTGGTAATGTTGTGAAAGATGTAAATGGTGATCCTATACTAAGAGATGCAAGTGATAGATCCGGTCCTTTTGCGGAATCCGAAAAAGGTGTTACTGACGAAAATATTGTAGAAAAACTAAAAATTAGAACAAAACTTGGAAAATATAAATATCTTGACAAATATATAAAATATGTTGCTGATAAAATAAAACCGGGTGTTAAGGATTCTCCGTTTCAAATATATGAAACTCGTTATAGTAGAGATGTACCCGACTCCGACAATACTAATCCTGAAAATATTAAAAAATTTGAAACGATAGGATTAGCTTCTAACACTAACTATATGAATATTGAAAAAAAAGAAAGATATTTTGATGAGGATTATCAACATTATATGCAATTTGATTTTAATTTAAATGAATATATTGTTGAGAAGGATAATAACACTGGTAAAATAACAAGAGTTATAAATAAAAAACATCCAAATAGTACAATAGCAAGCGGTAGCACTGCTTTAATTGATACGAATGACTCTCTTATATTGTTATTAAAAAAAAACCAATGGATTAGTGTTGTATTTAAGAATATAAATATACCTTTTGACATAAAACAAATTCCTGAAAAAATGGTAAAGATCGAATTTCAAATAGATAATATTTCTCCACCGGCTAAGATTGGAGTTGGAAATATTTTTTATAGGAATTTTTTTTGCGAATTTCTTGATATGACTCTTAAATTGTATAATCAAAGACCAATAAAGGTGCATGACATCATGTTTCAATATGAAGATATGATTAGAGCCTTACAACAAAAAAGTGATAAGTATTATTCTAAAATAGCTCAGTTAAACTACATCGCCAGAAAAGTAATATACTACTATTTGCAAAATTTAGATAAAACAGATAATGACAAATATACACAATTGTATCGTGAAATGAAAACTTCAACTAAAACTGCTGCAGAGAGAACTACTAAACTTATTACTGGAACATCAAATGTTACAACATCAGATATGTCAGATCTTACCAAAGCTGTAAAAGATGCAAATAATAAAATTAAAAATTTTTCCTATATTTTCACACGGGATAATATTAAAATATTTAGAAGATATTTTCTTAATGCTATTATGCGTATACATCAAAAAACGGGTTTATCAAAAGTAACTGATAAAGAAATTTTACGCGAGTATGCGAGAATTATAGAATTTATGCGTGAAGCAAAAACAGCTGTTTTACCCGGTGAACCATCTAATTTTTTAGCAACCAAAGTTGATAAAAATGGTAAACCTATCAAAGCAGTTGCTATTGTTCCTGCAGGTGGCGATGATGGTCACTCACAAGCAGGTGGTAGTGAAGGTGAAAACGAAACTACCATTGTCTCGTATCAAACGGGTGGTAGTAAAATATTTAACTCTGAAGATTATAACCTTATGGTTCCAATGGATATTCATTCCCCAGGAAACGGAATAAATGATATGACAGTTAGAATACGTAAAATACACCTCCAAGCGGGAGGGGAAATTATTGAACCTGGTGAAACGCTAGAAATGGATGACGCATCATCGGTAGATATTAAAGTAGGAGATGCTATCCGATTTGTATATGATAATGACATAGTTTATGCTATTGTTTGCGGATTTAAACCCGGCAAAGATTTGAATGATGATGGCTCCGATAGAAGACTTGAAATGAATGCGTTTTATAAAACATATAACGATATAAGAAAAACATTCGAAAGTCAAGAATTAAAAAAAACGCCTCAACAACTTCTTAGTTTAACCAACTTGCGGGGTATTAAATATCTTCCGTTTAAATATAATGATGAAAACTATAGTTTTACACCATATGATAGTGGAGAAAGTGTATCAAAATCTTATAATAATAAACTAAAAACGGGTGTTAATGGAAAGTTTGTGTTTTCTTGTAAAGATACAAAGATACCAATATTACCAAATGGATATAAACTTTCGTTTACAAGTCGCTTTAAGGAAGGAGTAAAAAATATATTAAGTAAACTTCCATTATCTACCGAAGTAGATATAGGTAAGGATACTAGTTTACCCCAGTATAGTCTTCCCTCGTATATGAGTTTAGAAAAAGTCTTTGTTCCTCCTAACTTTGGCGAAGTTATAGAAGAACTAAAAAATTTTAGAGGAGATAACTCTGATGATATTTTAAGTAAATTAATAGAAATAATGGAAAAAAATGGTCTAAATGATTCGAATGACTGTAAAAAAACATCCGAAAAAATTGCAGCTTCTAATACCGAAACTAGAAAAAAAGACTTTCAGAACGAGCTTAAGCGTATCAATGATGAATTCAGAAAACTTTATGTTCCAAAAGGTCAACTTGTCAATAGAGAAGGTGCAATGCAATATATACAAAGGTTATATATGCAAAAAGTGAAAGAAGGTGTATTTGTTGACAGAAATAATGGTCAGCCTATTCGAACGGCTACTAAGTTAGTTTTTGCTTTAAATTTGATACCGAATGACCCTATAAAAAGCATGGATTTACTGATTCGAGCATTATCGAAAGATGGAGTTTTGAGTATATCAGAAAGAAATATAATGTTAAATAAACAAATTATATCCGATGAAGAATCAAAAATAAAAGATTCGAAAAGTCGTGAATTATTTGAATTTTATGAAGGCGGTGGTGATACTATGGTTCAATATGGAGGTGCTGAAGACACTGCAAAAGCTATACAAATAATTACAAGTACTATTAACTTACTAAGTAATCAAAATATGATAGACAGTAAATCAAAAGAAATGTTAATTTCTAATTTACAAAGTGCAGAAGTTAACTATAACCCCAATGAACCAGAACCGACGGTTGCATCATCAACTAGTATGGTGAAATCGGGCGTTGGAAGTAATTTTGGGTCTGGGATGGGAGCAATGGGGGCAATGGGGGCAATAGGAGCAATGGGGGCAAATATTGGTTCTGGTTTTCTTTCAAATTTATTTAATAAAGGTTCTATGGGGAGTTCTTCTTCTTCTTCTTCGCGAATGGGTAGCGGTAGCGACTCGTGTGGAAATAATACGAGTATTATGTGTAGTGGCGATGACTTAGTTATTACAGTTACTCTTAAATTAAATGAACTAATCGCATCCTGCATGGAACATGAATCGATACAAAATTATGATAGTCAACCCGGTAATTTTCAACGAATAACGAATATTGAGGATGGTGGTTCTTATGCTAATGCTTCTTTGCAACAACAAGAACCACAACCACAACAACAACAACAACAACAACCACAACAACAACCACCACAACAACAACAACAACCACCACAACAACAACAACAAGAACCACAACAACAACAACAACAACCACAACAACAACAACAACAAGAACCACAACAACAACAACAAGTATTAAACACTACAAATACTATTACCGAATCTGGTACTGGGTCTACTACTAGTCTTAGTGATACTAGTGGTACTAGTGGTACTACTCCTGCTAAGTCTACTGTTAATGCTGCTCCTACTGTTATTGAGTCTTCTGCTGCCGATATCAATGCTGCTGCTGCTGCTACTGAAGAGAATGCTTCTGCTAAAGCGAATGCTGCTGCTGAAGCGAATGCTCCTGCTGCTGCTGCTGTTGAGTCTGCTTCTTCTTCTTCTGATGTTGTTGAGTCTGATGATGCCGTGGTGGCTGCTGCTGGTACTGGTGATGCTGCCGCTAATAATGATAAACCGGTTGTTACTGCTGCTCCTCCTCCTCCTCCTCCTGGTCCTCCTCCTCCTCCTCCTTGTCCTCCTCCTCCC